TCTTACTTGTGCGACATTGATAATTAAGAAACCTACATCCGATACCGTTTATGTTTTGCAGAAGTATTTCATTCCAGAGAGGAAACTCACCGAGGAACTCGGAGCAGATGCAAAGCATATCCCTTATAAGTTGTGGCAAGAGCAAGGCTGGATAGAGATTAACGAAGGTGCTCAGGTTGACTATTCCAACGTAACCAAGTGGTTTGTTGAAATGGTAGAGAAATATGACATCCGTCCTTTATGGATAAGTTACGATAGAGCCTTAGCTGGTTATTGGCAAGAAGAAATGATTGGTTATGGCTTCGAGCTTGAGAAGTGCGCTCAGGGTGCTTATACCTGGAGCCAGCCTATGAAAGAACTCGGATGTGCTTTGCAAGAACATAAGGTCAACTACAATAACAATCCTATTCTCAGGTGGTGCTTGGCTAATACCGGAGTTAAGTCATTAAACAAAGACGGTATCGAGTCAATTATGCCTGTAAAGATACAGAAGGATAGAAGAATAGACGGTATGGTGTCCTTACTCAATGCTTGGGTAGGATATGTTAAACATTATGACGAGTATATCGCTTATCAGAGGTAACAAATGGAAAGACGTAGCATTTTAGACTTGTTTAAGGGAGTCAAGAAAGACCAGACAAGAACATATTCGCAGTTCAAGGAACTCGGAACATTCACTTCGTACTTTGGAAGTTTCGGAAACGATATTTTCCAGAGTGATGATGTAAGAGCTTGTGTAAGAGCCTTATCAGAACATACAAGCAAAGCAAATCCGAGGTGTACGGATGAGAGAATTGAAAGACTCTTGTCTATTAATCCGAATCAGTACATGAACGGTAAGGATATGTTGGCTAAGCTTCGTATCATCCTCGAAGTTAAGAACACTGCTTTCTTATATATAGAAAGAGATAACCTTAATCGAGTAATAGGATTCTACCCGGTGCCTTATCTTTCATATCAGGCTGTAGAGTACAAGAACGGATTGTTTATTCAGTTTACATTCAGCGGAAATGCTACAAACAACCTTGTGTTGCCCTGGGAAGATTTGGCGGTAGTTCGTAAGGACTATTACTTATCGGATATATCTGGAGAGAATAACGCTCCACTTCTTGGAACACTTCAAGTAGTTAATACTCTTGATGCAGGCATACAAAACGCTATCAAGTCCACCGCTAACCTTAGAGGTATCCTAAAGTCCACCAAGGCTATGTTAAAGCCAGAGGACATCAAAGCACAGAAGGAAACCTTCGTTAAAGATTACATGAACTTTGATAACGAGGGCGGTATTGCTTCGATAGATGCTACACAAGAGTTCATACCTATACAGATGAAGCCTGCGACAGCATCCGCAGAAGAAGCTAACGAGTATAGAGAAAGAATCTATAGATACTTCGGAGTCAATAAGAGGATTCTTGAATCCGATTATACCGAAAGTCAGTATGATGCCTTTTATGAGTCAAGGATAGAACCGTTCTTAGTTGCGTTATCCTTGGAACTCACAAGAAAGATTTTCACAGATAGAGAAATCTCTTTTGATAACAAGGTATATTACGAGTCTAACCGCTTACAGTACGCAAGTGCTAAGACCAAAATCTCAATGGTGGCACTTGTTGATCGTGGACTTATGACACCTAACGAGTACAGAGAACTCTTTAACCTTGCACCTTATGAGGGCGGTGATGAGTTTATCTTAAGACTCGATACAGAAAAGACCGGGGATACAACAAGCGAACCCAAGGAAGGAGATAATGAAGATGGCAATCAGGGAGAATAGAGAATATAGAACAATGCCAATGGTAGAAGTTAGAAAAGAGGGCGAAGAAAATCAGCCTTCTTTTTTAGTTGAAGGCTACGCTTCCACCTTTGAAGAATACGTTCTTTTTGAAGAGGACGGAATACAGTACAAGGAAAGAATACTTCCAGAGGCTTTTGAGAACTGCGACTTCTCAGACGTAGTGTTCCTTAAAGATCATCAAGGCACTGTATTTGCAAGAACCAAAAACGATACCTTGCAGTTGTCAGTTGATGAGAAGGGACTCTTCACAAGAACAGACTTATCCAAGACATCCGCATCAAGAGAAATGTTCGAGGAAATTGATACAGGAATGTACAGTCAAATGTCCTTCGCATTTATCGTTGATGATGATGAATATAACACCAAGGAACACTTAAGAACGATTCGTCACATAGCAAAGCTTTTTGATGTATCGGCTGTAAGTTTTCCTGCAAACCCGACAACAGACATTTCAGTAGCTACTCGATCTCGGTTTGATGGATTTATCGAACAGGAGAAAGCGGAGAGACTTGCAAGAGAGCAGGAAATCAAGTTGGCGAGAGCAAAGTATGAATATGCAAAGGAGATAAGACATGGAAATTAAAGAAATGTCACTCGACCAGGTTGAAGCAAGAATGACAGAACTCGACTCCATGGTTGAGACTTCTGAGGATGCAGAAGCAATCAACAAGGCTGCAGAGGAAAGACAGATGCTCAACGAAAGAAAGGTAGAGCTTGAGAACCTTGAGACAAGAAAAGCTCAGGCACAGAAACTTACCGAAGGCGCAAAGCCTGAGGCAATTATTGAAGAAAGAAAAGAGGAAATCAAAATGCAGAAGATCGAAGAGTACAGAAATTCAGCAGAGTATGTAGAAGCATACGCACAGTACATCAAGTCAGGTAAGGACGAGGAACTTAGAAGCCTTTTAACAACTAATGTTGGTGATGCAGGCACAGTAGCAGTTCCCGACTTCGTATATGACATTGTTAAGACAGCTTGGGAGAAATCAGACATCATGTCACTCGTTAAGAAGCTTAACGTACAGGGCAACATGAAAGTTCAGTTTGAAATCTCCGGTAGTGATGCTGTTATCCACAACGAAGGTTCTGGAGCAGTTTCAGAAGAGACACTCACACTCGGTGTTGTTGAGTTAGTTCCTGTTTCTATTAAGAAGTGGGTATCAATCTCAGACGAAGCACTTGATATGAGAGGACAGGCTTTCCTTAACTACATCTATGATGAGTTAACATACAAGATTGCTAAGAAGGCTGAATCAATTCTCATTGAGAAGATCGCAGCTCTTGGTACATCAGCTACATCAAGCAAGCCTTACGCTAAGAAGGTTAAAGCAGGCGCAGCAGTTGGAACAATCGCCGCAGCTCTCGGACAGTTATCTGACGAAGCTACAAATCCTGTAGTAGTAATGAACAAGGCTACATGGAGTGCTTTCAAGGCAGCTCAGTATGCTAATCAGTACGCAGTTGATCCTTTTGAAGGACTCCAGGTTGTATTTACAAGCGCACTTCCTGCACTTTCAGCAGCATCAGAGAATGATGTTTACGCAATCGTTGGTGACTTTGGTTTCGGTGCACTTGCTAACTTCCCTAACGGTGATGCAATCCAGATTAAGATTGACGATAAGACCAACATGAAGAGCGATCTTGTTGATGTTCTCGGTAGAGAGTATATCGCAGTTGAGCCTATTGCTTGTGGTGCTTTCGTTAACATCACAACTCCTGCTTCACTCTAATTAAGGGGGTAGCGGTATGAAATTGTCGGTAACAAGAGGCTTTATAGATAAGGATACAAACGTCTTTCACAATGTGGGAGAGGTTGTTGAGTTTCCCGAATCAAGAGCCAAAGAGATTGAAAAAAGAGGCTTTGGCAAGATAGTAAACGAGCCGAAGCCGACAAAGGCAGAACCCAAGGTTGAGAAACCTAAGGAAGAGGCAAAAGCAGAGCCTAAAAAGGCTACAAAGAAAAAATAGTCGGAAAGGAGCAAGGACATGACAGATGAGATTCTCGATATTGAAGAGCAGGAAGAAGAGACTCCGGTTGTAACCGAAGATCCTACACCTACACCGCCTACAATAGCCGATAAAGTCAAACTTGCTCTTCGTATTTCTCACAACCTCTTAGATGCAGAGATTACGGATGTGATAGCTTCAGCACGTTTGGAACTCAAGCGTGCTGGAGTTGACTCCGAGTATGCAGAAGGGGATACAGAGGATGTCGAAACGGCGATAAGGACTTATGCTCTTTCGTATTATGCCTCAGACGTTAAGGATGCAGACAGATATACAGAGAGCTTCAAATATCAATGTGATTGTATGAGGAAATCTTCGTATGTTTAATGAAGTAATATCACTTAAAAAAGAAGTTAATACTGTTAACGAGTACGGAGATACCGTTCAGACCTTCACAACGAGACAAGTGTTCGCTGAGGTTAAATCTATAAGCCAATCAGAGTTTTACCAAGCACAAGCTACAGGATTAAAACCTGAGATTAAGTTTGTGATTGCAGACTTCTATGATTACCAAGACGAAAAGATTGTATCTTACAAGAGATACGGTCAGTCAGAGGCAGAGGATTATACAGTCTTGCGAACATACCGAACCAAAATGAACCTTGAAATCGTATGTAAGCGAGGTATAGAGTGAGCGTTCCCAAATCGGTGACGAAGATCAATAAGAATGGTGTTACATACACTTCTAATGTTGATGCTTGTCAGTATTATATCTTTGAACTGAATAGAGCAGCTCTAAGGGATGTAGCCAAGTTTGTTAAAAGGACTTTTAGAGATTCCTTTTACTCATACTTCTCGAAAGAGACAGGTAATGCCGGAAGAGCGACTTCTTCGGTGGTTCTCTCGAATAAAGATACTAAGTATCCTAGAGTAGAGATAGGACTTAAGAAGAGTCAGTTGAAGGGTGTGTATGGTTACGAGCAGGAGTTCGGAACTTCCACAACACCAAGGCTTGGACTTATGACAAGCGCAGTAGAAGATAATGTAGCCAAGATTATTGAAATCGAATCCAAGTATCTTTCAGCCATGGAAGATGAGGCGAGAGCACTATCACTTATAGACGAAAGCGAAACGGTAGAAGATGAGTAGAACTAACGATCTTAAGAAGTTAATACAGACAAAACTTAAAACTCTAACAACCAATGTGTACTTTGAGCAGGCAGCAGACAATGCTATGTATCCTCACATTGTTTTTTCGTTTAGGGAAATTAACCTGGATGATTTATCAAGACAGGATTACACCTTAAATGTTGATGTATGGGATAAGGGCACAAGCACAACGGCAATAGATACTCTTGCAGATTCAGTTGAGGATCTTCTTCACACACAGAATCTTCCACAGACGTATGTCTTACCAACATTCTATAAGATTGACCGAAAGTCTATCGAGGATCCTGATAAGTCTATCCAACACCGCTTAATAAGATTTCAAATACAAAATTATGTTAAATAAGGAGAGAAGAAATGGCAGTTAGCACATATATCGGCACAGGCGCAGTCACAAGTGCAGATTTCAAAAGCTGTAGATGGGTTGGAACAACCAAAGGCGGTAATGCTGTTACAATTACTCTCAATAACGCAATCAACATGGGTAATATCGAGTGGACATTCGCAGAGAAGAATGATGTAGTTCCTTCAATCGAATTTCAGGCTTGCTACGATAACGAAAACGAAGCAGCATCCACTACAGTTGAACCTTG